CCCAGCAGTGGCATGATGAATTCTGACGAAGTTGTGCGAACATATGTGGATCCAAGGAGTTATTACACTGCTGACGGTCAAATCACAGCAACAGGACAAGCATTTGGAAATGGAAGAGGTGAATTGAATCACTTGAACAGAATGTGTTATGTGGAAGTGAACTTTCAGACACCTATCGATCTTCAACCAGACGGAAACAATTTCATATTTCCCAATAATGGATCATACAGAAATGGTTATGGAGAAAGTGTGAAACTGGGAGAATTTAGCGGACTGTACAGAGTGTACAAAATTGTAAACAGTTTCAGACAAGGTAAATTTGAACAAACTCTGACATTGATCAGAAGTGCTTCAATGGCATCAGATGCCAAAGAAGGTTCAAACGAAAATAAAGATTCAATAAAAGAAGTAAACGCCCGAAATGCATTGTATGGCGAAGGATCTGGTTTAGGCTTCTACGATGGACCATAATGGCTGTAAACAATAAAAGAAAATCATTTGCTGTGGATCCCAAAAAGGATCAAGGTCCTTTTGAAGCCATTGTGAGAAATGTGTTGGATCCCAAGTACAGTGGAGCCATTGAAGTGGAACTGCTGAAAACATTGGCATCAGGCAATTCAGAAACCACAGGACAATTCATCACAGCAAAATATTTGAGTCCTTTCTATGGCACAACTTTTGTGGGAGGAATCAACAAAAACAAAGATTTCAGAGACAGTCAACAGAGTTATGGCATGTGGTTTGTGCCACCTGACGTGGGCAACAGAGTTCTTATACAATTCATAGAAGGCAATATCAATAGAGCATATTGGATTGGCTGTGTTCCGCAAGAACTGATGAATGTGATGATTCCAGGATCAACACCTGCCATGAGCAACACCGACACCACAGATTCAGAACACCAAGAAGATCCTGCTGACGCAGACATCAGAGGCAAAAAAATGCCGGTGGGAGAACACAACAAATTAAAATTTGCAGACAAACCTGCGGACAAACCTTTACAGATCAAAAAGCCCATCAACAGACTGTTCAAAGCAGTGTTGGACAATCAAGGGTTGACAGCAGACGAAACCAGAGGGCTCACCACATCTAGTGCTAGACGTGAAGTGCCTTCTTCAGTGTTTGGCATAAACACACCTGGACCCATAGACAAAGTGTTCACACAGAATAAAGAAATTGTCACAGCCAGAATGGGTGGAACATCATTTGTGATGGATGACGGTGATGACAAATTCATAAGAAAAACTTCAGCCAAGACAGGTGCGTATGAATATGTGAATGTGGAATTGGAAGACACAGTGGAAGGTGAAAAGAATATACCCCACAACGAATTGTTTAGAATTAGAACACGCACAGGGCATCAAATACTGTTACACAATTCAGAAGACCTTGTGTACATTGCCAACGCCAACGGCACAGCATGGATTGAAATGACTGCCAACGGCAAGATAGATTTCTACGCAGAAGACAGCGTGAGTGTTCACAGTAAAGGTGATTTCAACTTTAAAACAGATAGAGATTTCAACCTTCAAGCAGACAGAAACATCAATTTAAAAGCCAACACAATCAATCAAGAGTCTGAGACACACAACTTACTAAACACTGGAGCACAAACTGTGGAAGTGGGCGGTGCACAAACCATCACAGTTGGAGGCACAACCAATCATTATGCTGGTGATGATATCAATTTAGATGTGGGCGGACTCATAAATCTTTCTAGCGGAATAGCAGTGGCTACGCCGGTGGCGCCTCTATCGGCTTGGAGCCTTCCAGGCGAAGAAGCACCAAGCATCATGAAACGTGTGCCACAACATGAACCTTGGAGTCATCATGAAAATTTGGATCCAATGGCAGTGGCTTTGATTAAAACAGACAGAAGTGAACAGGCGGATATTGTGGTAGCAGAACCAATCAATATTCCAGACACATTTAAAAATGCGAGAACTTAAAGTGTTAAATATAGTTAAAGGAGTGGTATGTCATACGGTATAATACAGGGAATAGTGAACAATGTGGTAGGCCCAGATCCTGAAGGTGCCGACAAATTTTTTGTTAACTTAACATCACCAGTTGCTTCAAAAGTTGATTTGAGTGGATCGTTAATTATTTTTAATGAAGCAGTAGCAGGAACATCATCAGGCGTAGGTTATTACATACTAAATTTTGAAAATCCTGATGCAGATCCTGAACTCGATCCAGGATTAATTAGATTTCAAATTGCTGAAGATCCAGATGGATCAGCAATTACTTTAACTGATGTAGCAGATTCTAACGTTACTTTTCTAATTATCAGTGCCGCTGTGGCATCCAACATTGACGGTACTCCAATTAGTTTTGGGTCAGGATACTTCCAATTTGATTATACCACACTATTAAGAAAAGTTGTTGAAGAAACAACTGAAACGTTGAATAATTCATCAATATCATCAACAGGTATCCTTAAAGTAGGTTCTGGTGTTGCCCAACCAGGAATGCAACTATCAGGCACAGGAATTCAAAAAGGTCAACGATTAAAAAGCACTGCGGCTATCAGCACAACCAAGGATGGTTACATTGGTCCTGTTGCAAGAATCAGTTTTGTACAAGAAGATTCAATCCCTTTTGTTATAGGACAACTCATAAAAGTGTCTGGCATTGAACCTTATGAATACAATGGCGATTTTGAAGTTATTGACTGTACAAATACATTTGTTGAATATCAAATAGATAATGCGTTGGCTGATCAAACTAAATCTGGTGTTGTAGCAAGTGAACCTTTACATATCACCGAAAAATATGCAGATAATAAGTATAAACTCAATTTAGACACCGTTGCACCATTTCCAACTCCAGTGTTTAAGATTATTGAATCTATAAATGCACAAAGCATTATTATTTCATCTGCTCATGGATACACGTCTGCCAACAACGGATTGGCATTTCGTTATCTCACAGATGGAGTTCCTGCTGATAATGTTTTGAACGGAACACAATATTATATCCGTGTAATAGATTCCGATAGGTTGACTCTGCATGACACCATAGAGGAAGCAACCAACGATGATGACAACACTAGAATCACAGTGGCCATCTTACAAAATCAACAAAGCAGTCAAAGTCAACAGACATTAGAACTTCAAGGCACATCAACAATAACAGGAACGTTGTATCCTATTCACACCACTTTGAACGTTATAGCAAACAACAGTAGAATATTAGGAGACAAAGCCAAAGGCGATGGTATAAGAATTATCAGTCCTTGGGAATGGTTAGGTCAATCGGGTATGGTAAGGTACCTAGAAAGTCAAGGAGCAAATTTAGATGAACTCAAAGCACAAGTTGATCAAATTGAAAAGAGTTAAAGATGAGAGGAATCAGTAGAGTGGGATTGGATGTAGCAGGGTCAACAATAATAGGTGTGTTAGCACCTAAAGTGCAGGTAGAAAATGTGCCTATCGTTTGTTTGGGTGCTCCAGTGGCAGGACATGGAAGAGCACCTCATAGTGCACCGGTTATGGTCACTTCTAGCACCAAAGTTTTTGCCAACGGTATTCCGATCTGTAGATTAGGAGACCTAGCATCGTGCGGACATCCAGCAACAGGAAGTTCAAAGGTAGCAACAGGATAAAATAAATTATGGCACACAAAAAATTATACAAAGAAGTCACAGTAACATCAGCTCAAACAGCCAAATCTCCTGCCACTCAGAGAATCTACAGAGGAATCAGCACTGTGAATCCAGACAACACAAATTTTTCTCTCAATGACATTGGTTTAATCAAACAGGACTTGTTGAATCATTTTCACATATCACAGGGAGAAAAATTGGAAAACCCTGAATTTGGCACAATTTTATGGGACGTGATACACGATCCTATGACACCGGATTTGGAAGAAGCCATCCGACAAGACATTTTAAAAATTATTGATACAGATCCTCGAATCACAGCAGACACAGTGATTGTGACACCATTTGAGTCGGGCATTCAAGTTGAAGTAGAATTAACGTACATCAAATATAATGTGTCAGAAAAATTGAGACTGACTTTTGATGAAAATAACGGATTACTGAATTAAATGCTCAGTTTATACAAACAAATAAATAATGCTATAACAAAGGAAGCCAATGTCATCCACAGATAGACAAAATAGATTACTGTTAGCAGAAGACTGGAAAAGAGTGTATCAGTCTTACAAAAATGCGGAATTCAAAAGTTACGACTTTGATACAATCCGTAGAACAATGATCCAGTACATCAGGCAGAACTATCCAGAAGATTTCAACGATTACATTGAGTCATCAGAGTATCTAGCACTGATTGATTTGGTGGCTTTCCTAGGACAAAATTTGGCTTTCAGAACAGATTTGAATGCTAGAGAAAATTTTTTAGAAACAGCAGACAGACGTGACTCTATTTTAAGACTGGCAAGATTGATCAGTTACAATCCAACACGCAATCAATGTGCGAATGGATTGATGAAAATTGTGGGTATCAGCACAACAGAAAATGTTGTGGACAGCAACAATTTAAATTTAAGTGGTCAGACGATATCTTGGAACGATCCAGGCAATCCAAACTGGTACGAGCAGTTCATCAAAGTTATGAATGCTTCTTTATCAGAAAATGAAAAATTTGGTAATCCTGTCAAATCGGAAAACATTGATGCTATTCCAACAGCACAATACAGAATCAATGCCAACAGCACAGATGTTCCTGTGTATTCTTTTACAAAATCCGTTAATGGACAAAGTTTACCATTTGAAATTGTGTCGACATCATTTGAGAATGGTTCGATCACAGAAGAAGCACCTTTGGTAGGAAGACGTTTCAGTTTGTTACACAGAGATGATGGCAAAGGCAATGCTTCCAACAACACAGGATTTTTTGCACATTTTAGACAGGGAGTTTTAGACCAAGGAAACTTTGGCATAGACGTTCCATCAAATAACCAAACTGTGGCAATTGATGCCAACAATATAAACAACACAGATGTATGGTTATATCAAATAGATGTTGAAACAGGATTAGAGAGCGACTTATGGACTAAAGTTGATTCAGTGATTGGCAACAATGTGATTTATAATTCTACGGCCAAAGACATTAGAAACATTTACTCAGTATTGAGTGACACAGATGATTCTATCAGTTTAAAATTTGCAGATGGTGTGTTTGGAAATCTTCCGCAAGGTAGTTTTAAAGTTTATTATAGAAGAAGTAAAAATCAAAATATTAGAATAACACCTGCTGATATGCAGAATATTCAAATTGATGTACAGTATGTTTCTTCAAACAATCAAGTAGAAATATTGACTTTAACTTTAGGACTTCAATACACTGTTGATAATGCTACAACTTCAGAAACTAACAACAATATCAGACTGAATGCGCCAGCAACTTACTACACACAAAATAGAATGATCACAGGTGAAGATTACAATGTGGCTCCTTTAGGTACTAATCAAGAAATAATAAAAGTAAAAGCAACCAACAGAACATCAAGTGGTATTTCTAGATATTATGATCTGATTGACTCAACAGGCAAATACAGCAACACAAATATTTTTGGTGCAGATGGTTCCATTTACAAAGAAGAAACAGAAAATTTAGACACTTTTAGTTTTTCCACACAAACAGACATAGAAGGTGTAATAATAAATCAATTAGAGCCTTTGTTATCTAAAAACCAAACAAGAAATTATTACATTGAGAAATTTCCTAAAGTATTTTTAAATGATTTAAATCCTGTTTGGCAACAAGTTACTTCATCAACAAATGAATCAACAGGTAAATTCATTGATGCTGTGAACGTGTTGGATTATCAAGTGGGTACATTCACAGCCAGCCAATTGAAATATATTGAACCAGGTGCTATGATAAAATTTGTTGCGCCAGAAGGACAACACTTCATGCAGGATAATAGTTTAATGGCAGGAGATACTGATCATCCAGGTGCTAAAGATTATATTTGGACTTCTGTGGTTAGTGTGTTGAATGACGGTGTTGCTAATTCTAGCACAGGAGAAGGTGCTATCAAATTCAATGATGTGGTACCAACAGGAGCAATTGCCACACAGGTGTTGCCTAAATTTGCTAAACAATTTGATGAAGATGTTAAAACTGTAATAATCGATCAGGCTTTTGCTTATAATAATTTTGGAATAAGATATGACGTTGCCACACGTAAATGGCAAGTCATTGACGAAAACAATTTAAGTGTTTATGGCACATTCAGCACAGGTAAAACTGGAGACACCTCCAATCAACAGTTAGACAACAGTTGGTTAATAAAATGTATCAGTGATGGTTCCACATACACTGTTACATACAGAGGATTAAGATATGTGTTTGAAAGCAAAAAAGAAGTGCGTTTCTTTTATGACAGTGCTGATAGAAATTTCAATGCTCAAACAGGAGTTACTTTACAAGATAAAATCACAGTGTTGAGTATAAACACTCAGCCTGACAGTAACACAGCATTCACAAACGATATCAATTTTGCTGTTTCAACAGAATATAGAACAGTAAGTGGTTACGTAGACAGTGCCAAATTAGAATTGACACAGTTTGACTCAGACCAAGATGGCATAGTGGATGATCCAGATGCTTTTAACCTAGTGGTGGATCCAAACAACAACAGCAACACAAAATATATTTTCCAAAAATTGTATAACGATGCAGATGGAACACAGCGTTATCAATATGTGGATGCCGCTGAAGAACACATCTATATTAGACAAACTTCTGTGGGAGCAATAGGAGATTATCCAAACGGATCTATTGTTTATATCATAGACAGTGACAGTTTCAAACAGATTAATACAGAAACCAATACAACCTCTGACGTAACAAATTATGTGGCTCACGTGGGAAGAGATGGAATCAAGTTTCAGTATGTACACACTGTGGATGGCAATACAAGATTAGATCCTAGTTCTTCAAATATTATTGATATGTACATTTTAACTAGAACATATGACATCAATTTTAGATTATGGCTAGCAGGAGTGATTGAAAATAAACCTTTGTTGCCAAGCAGTGATTCATTGTACAACAATTTTAACACACCTTTAGCAAAAATTAAATCAATCAGTGACACTGTGATATATCATCCTGTAAAATACAAAATATTATTTGGTTCTATAGCAGACACAGATGTACAAGCAACATTTAAAATTGTAAAAAATACAGATCAAGTCACAAATGACAGTGACATCAAAAGTAGAGTGATCACAGCAATAAATCAATTTTTTGCTTTGGAAAATTGGGAATTTGGCGATACGTTTTATTTCACAGAATTGAGCACATATGTAATGAACCAACTGTCTCCAGATATTACCACTTTTGTAATTGTGCCTAAACAAGGTTCTAAATCTTTTGGCAGTTTATTTGAAGTAAAATCAGAA